CTTCAAACACCCGCCATGAAACAAGCTTTTATTCGATATTATCGTGATGTAGTTTGGACAAAAATGATATTAGACGGCGGGGAAGTTGTCATGAAACACTCTGGCAATCCAAGTGGCCAGGTGAACACTATTGTTGATAATAGTATTATTAACGAATTTCGTTGGTATTATACATGGTGTCGCATCGTCCCAGAAGATAAACACAACATTGACTCTTTTTATGAGCATTGTGAACTTTTAACGTGTGGAGACGATAGTGTTATTAGTGGTTCAACATGGGCGCAACAGAATTTTAGCCCTAAGGCTATTTTTAAAATTTTTGAATCACATGGCTGGAAACCAAAATTCTCTACTTCTGAGTGGTCTCCGGTCCACACCTTAAGCTACTGCTCACAAAATTTTAAGTGGCTTAACGGGTGGGTTGTTCCTGCCCCGAATAACTATCCCAAATTGTTGTCTTCCCTCCTTTATGGTGGGCATTTTCGAGATGCAAGAGAGACATTAGGTAGGTTATTAGGTGTGAAAATTGAAGCATACTTCTTGACTGGTTTTAGAACTTCGCTTGATCGTTTAATAAGCGAATTATTTGAGAAGTATTATTTAGCGTTGAAGAGAAAGCCTCTCACTGAGGATGAATTTACCTATGAAGAATTACTAATTCTTAACCGTGATTACAGCGCGGCTTATGGCTTGTATTTGTCTGTTACCGAAGAGGAGGATCATGTACTTAAGGGCCCGGTTCCATTTTTTGATAATTCACATCTTAGTGATATTTTGTGAGTTTCTTTTTCTTTCTCACAAATACTCAAAAAGTAGGGTAGTTATGTAGATTTTTATACTTTTCTTCTACATAAAATCATTATGAATTTTGTTAATAATTTAGTTGATGATGTTAAAGATAGTTATCGCACTGCTTACGGTGCTACTGTTGATATGTCTGGAGATAAAACTTCTTGGGTTGACAACCCTTTACCTGGTGATACCTCTGCTGATTTGGGAGCTATTCTTGGTACCCCTTTTGTGTTGGGCTCCCCTTGGCTTGGGGGAAATGATATTCATAATTCTGTTTCTAGACGTGACCCAAGAACACGACACGTAGAAATTAAAAATTAAAAGAAACATATGGAGGATGACCGTATACGAAAATTTGGTCCTTTATCCATTGAGACACACGATACTATGGAAGCTGATGAAAATTTAGCTCGTTTAAATCGTAGAAAAGGCGTTCGAAAGGGTCAAATTAATGGGAGGTCTGCAGAAGACCCTACCTCTCATAAAAGCAAAACGCCTTTTATTCAAATGCCTCCTAAGAAAAAGACAAAGAAAAAGAAAGGAAAAACTATTTTAGTTATTCCAGGTAAAAGAAGAGTTAAACGGCGCACAAAAGCTGAAATTCGGAGACGTCCTCTCGTTATTGGTCGAAAACGTGGTAAAGTTGGTGTACTACAAGCTCGTGTTGGTCGACGTGTTAACCCTCCCGTCGCTTTTGGCCGTTCCGGTTCTTTCGGCGCTGGTGTTTCGTTTTATGAAGTTCAACGTCGTGGATGTATGGGCATGCGTATGTGGGTTCAACTTGGCTCTATTGGTCCTTATACTGACGGTGCTTCTCATACTTTTGCTGTTTTTAATCACCTTGGTAGTAGTAATCTAGATCAAAGTCTTTACTTGATGCCACAAAACACTTTCTATTTCCCCGGTAATATCACCTCTATGGCGCAACAATTTGAACGTTTTAGACTTAAAATGCGCCTGCAATACCGCCCAAACACAAGCACCGCCACTAATGGGTTATTCAAGTTTGTTTACTTTGACGACCCATGTGCTCCGTACACTAACACAGGAAAAACCGGTGCTTATCCTTATGCCAGCACTTATACAGGTGGTGCTTATCCTAATAACTGGAGTATTTCCAGTGCTTGGGAAACTTCTGTTTTTGCTAAAGTTACCAC